CGAAACTGTCGGTCACGGATTAGGCACGACTCCTGCAATGACCATCCTTCGATGGAGGTCTGGAACTGGTGGACCACCTTCATGGTATGTTTGGCACCAATCATTTAGCAGCGTTGGCTTTTTAAGGCTTCAGACTACTGCTGCTTTTACAGCAGACACAACAGTGTTTAGTTCTGCTCCAAGTTCAACTGTTGTCAACACAGGCACTGCGGTTGACTCAGACACTAATACTACAGAGTTCGTAATGTATAATTTTGCAGAAGTAGAAGGCTTCAGCAAATTCGGCAGCTACACGGGTAATGGCTCGTCTGATGGTCCTTTTGTCTACTGCGGTTTCCGGCCTGCAATGATTATTTGCAAAAAAAGTTCAGCAGCAGGAAATGACTGGGTGATTTTTGATAATCAGAGAGATACTTACAACGTAGGTAATCACCAACTCAAACCTAATACTTCTGACGCAGAATTTAGCGGCGGAACTGCTCATCAGTGGGATTTTGTATCAAACGGTTTCAAATTTAAAAGTACCGGTAGCGATATCAATACCTCTGGCGCGACGTATGTATTCATGGCCTTTGCCCAATCCCCGTTCAAAACTGCTAACGCCCGATAGGAGGCACACATGACGACCATCTACAAATGCTGCCACGGGCGCACCATTCGACCGGGCAAATCGTGGACCGACGAGAACGGCGTCACGCACCCTGCGTCGTGGCACACCTACAGCGCCGCGCAGAAAGCCGCGCTCGGCATCACCGAGATCGTGCAGCAGCCGCATCCAGACAGCCGGTTGTACACTTGGTCTTACAACGAGGACGGCAGCGTCAGCAGCACGGCGAAGCCGTTGAACGACACGCCGATGGTGGACGAGGCTGGCATCCCGGTCATCGACCCGATCACGCTGAAGCAGCTTTCGACGCCGGGCGTCAAGTCAACGTTGATCGCGGAGGTCAAGGCACAGCAGGGGGCGCTTCTCGCGCAGAGCGACTGGGCAATCGTGCGGAAGGCCGACACCGGGACAGATGTTCCCGCAAACATCTCTACGTGGCGTGCAGCGATCCGCACAAAGGCCACCGAAATGGAAACTGCTATCTCCGATGCAGCTGACACCAATGCCATCGCTGCTCTCTTTGTCCGCTATACGCAGGATGACGTTGGGTCTATCATCAAGTCTGGTATCCTGTATGACTGGCCTGAGCTAGATGAATAAGCTCCTGACAGCTCTGTTGTTATTAGTTCCGACTAGCGCATTAGGAGCTAATATCACATGCTATGATATAGATGTGGTCAAAGAAACACTCACAGAGAAGATAGGTGCTAAGGTTCAAGGCTACGGTATAGATATCAACGGTGGATTGGTAACATTATTCAAAGCACCGAATGGAACTTTTATGATAGCCGTAACTCCAATGGAGTATTCTGACAAAATCTGTCCTATCATCGAAGGCACCAACTGGACTAACGTATTGACAACCCTGTTTAATAATGCTACAATAGGCAAAAGGAACTAAGAGATGACTGTTGAATCCGCAACATATATTAGCCAGCTGAACTCAGCGCAGCCGACTGCGAGCGACAACATCTCAGAAGGCGATGATCATCTCCGACTGATCAAGAGTGTTCTCAAGGCGCAGTTTCCCAATCTGGCGACCACAGCTGTAAATCCCACCTCTGCACAGCTGAACAAACTTGGATTTGAAACGGGCGCTGTTATGATGTATGCGTCTAATACGATTCCAACGACGCAGACGATCAGCGGCATCAACGACTGGCTCCTTTGTGACGGCTCTGATTATTCCACAGTTACCTACTCTGCTCTCTATAACATCATCGGAACCACCTTTGGAACATCCGGTTCTAACTTCAAGGTTCCGGATTATCGCACCTACTTTCCTGTAGGTGTCGGTTCAGGGTTTGTTCTAGGCACAGCTGGCACAGCGAGTGCAGCCACTGGCACCGATGTCCTGAAGTATCAGCCCATTAACTTTATCATAAAGACATGACGATAAACTATAGAGGCGAGCGGTTCTCAGGGTATAACAAACCGAAGAGGACCCCCGGTAAATCTAAGAAGTTTGCAGTTCTAGCGAAACAGGGTGACAAAGTACGTCTTATTAGGTTTGGCGATCCTAATATGTCTATTAAAAAAGACCAGCCGAGTCGTCGCAAGAGCTTTCGAGCAAGGCACAAATGCGACACCAATCCCCCCGGAAAACTAACAGCAAGATATTGGTCTTGCAAAAAATGGTAAGGAGATAACGATGGTTGCTAAATACAGCGGCAAGATGTCGGGCAAGATGGGTAATCGCAAGGTTCCCGGTCCCGGCGGAAACAAGATGCACAAAAAGGGTGCTGGTAATCGTTTCGGTAAGAAATGAACCATAAAGAAAAAGCAAATCAAGCAGCGATAATCTTAGAGAACCCAGTTTTCAAAGAAACGCTTGAACGACTCAGCAATGACTTGATCTCTCAATGGGGCATAGCTGAAACTACAGAAGAGAGAGAACTTTGTTGGATGAAACTTAACGCCCTGCGTTCCATTAAGGAAGACCTAGAGGCAACCATCCATAACGCTAAAATAGAAGGGTAAACCAATGAGTGAGGCACCGACCAATCCCGAAGGGGAAGTCACTGAGCCGAAGCTTTCAATGTTCGATGTCATGTTTGGAAGTGAGGAGACCACTAATCCAGAACAAGCAGTCGAAGAACCTGTCAATTCCGACGAGGAATATGAAGCCCAAGATTATGACGAGGCGGAAGAGGCAGAAGAAGTAGAGGTATACGACGACGAAGTTGAGACAGAAACCTCTCCGGCCTACACTGTCAAAGTTGACGGTGAAGAGTTTGAGGTTACTCTTGATGAACTGAGGAGCGGATACCAGCGGCAAGCAGACTATACTCGTAAGTCGCAGTCACTAGCGGAGCAGAGGAAAGCCTACGAGGCTAACCTTCAAGCTGTTCAGCAGGAGCGTAATCAGTACGCTCAGCTTCTTGAGAATATGTCGATGAACCAGAACGCTGAACTCCAGCGTTTTGAAAAAATCGACTGGAAAGAACTCAAAGACACTGATCCTATGGAATACATGGAGAAGCGTCTTGAGTATCAGGAAGCGAAGGAGAAAGTAACTGAGTTGCAGAACGAGCGTTGGCGAGTTCAGCAGCAGAACGAAGCAGAAATGGCCAGTGTGCTACAGGAGAAAATCCAGAAAGAAGCGGAACTCCTCGCACAGAATTTGCCTGAGTATGCTGACCCCGGTTCAAACTTGAAAACTCGTTTGCGGGATTATAGTTTGAGTCTAGGGTTTTCTCCTCAAGACATTGACGGGATAACCGATCACCGTGTCGTAATGGTTCTGTACAAAGCTATGATGCAGGATCAGGGCACCACGGCTCCTGTCAAGAAAGCTAAACCAGCTGCTCCTAAAGTTGTGAAGGCCGGAACGCCAGCTTCTAAAGCACAACGCTCGAAGCGAGACGCTCAGGCTAAGCGTGAAAGACTTGCAAAAACGGGTAACCCTCGTGACGCCGCAAGTGTTTTTCTGGACTTAATCTCTTAAAATAGGAGCTAAACATGGCACAGCCTACTGGTGTGTATGTCACGTACTCCGCTGCTGGTCTTCGCGAAGACCTTGAGAACGTGATCTACGACATTTCCCCGACTGATACGCCGTTCATGTCTATGGGCGGTCGTATGGACGCGATTGCGGTAAACCACGAGTGGCAGACGGATGCCCTCGCTGCCGCTGTCGGTACGAACTACAACGAAGAAGGCGCGACGCTCACGGCGGCTGAACCGGCTGCTACGACTCGCGAAGGCAACATCTGCCAGATCAGCCTCAAGACGACTCTCGTTTCCGGCACGCTTGACGCGGTGTCGAAGGCGGGCCGTCGCGAAGAACTGGCCTATCAGATGTCCAAGCGTGCGAAGGAACTGAAGCGCGACATGGAGACGACGCTGGTTGGTACGAACCAGACGAAGACTCCGATGTCAGCGGATAGCACCGTTCGTAAGCTTGGCTCGCTTCCGGCGTGGGTCGAGACCAACATCTCGGAAGGCGGGAGTGCGTCTACGCCTGGTAATGGTACGGCTCGTACCGATGGTACTCAGCGTACCTTCACCGAGACCCTTCTCAAAGCCTCGATTCTGTCGGCTTATGATTCGGGCGCTGACATCAAATACCTGATGATGGCTCCGTCGAAGAAGCAGACGTTCTCCAGCTTTGTTGGTGTCGGTGGCTCGGCGGGTGTGTCGAACTTCAACGATGTATCCGACCAGCGCATCATTGGCGGCATGGATGTGTACGTCAGTGACTTTGGTGAGATGGCCGTTGTCCCGAACCGCTTCCAGCGTGCTCGTGACGTTTGGCTGCTCGATCCGGAGTACTATGGTATCGCGTACCTGCGTCCCTTCTTCCAGAAGGAAGTGGCGTCCACGTCTGACGGTGAGCAGCGTGCGATCATCACCGAGTACACCCTTGTCGTTAAAAACGAGAAGGCGCTCGGTGCGGTCTACGACCTTACCTAAGCCTAAAGGGGAGGGGCCTAGTGCCTCTCCCCACCACTTTGTAAGAGATAGTTATGAGTGATCCAGTCAAGACAAAATTTAATTACGACCACGAGACAGATAACGTCATTCTCCACAGTACCCAAGATGTTCAGCCGCTGCTCGAACTGAATAAAAAAGAACTTAATAATGACTCGATGTACGGTGGCGTGGCTACTTCAGGGATGCGCAAGGTTGCCAGCATTCCGTTGATCGTCATTGAAAAGTGGAAACGTGAACTCGGAATTGATATCTATAATAAAAACGACTGGCCCAAGATCAAGCAGCTGTTGAATGACCCCGAGAACAGGTTTCTCAGAACACATGAGAGCAAACTCTAATGAGCCTTTCAACGTACTCAGAACTGAAGACCAGCGTAGCAAACTACCTGAACAGGAGTGACCTCACTGATGTCATTCCTGATTTCATTACGCTAACTGAAAACCGTCTGAACCGTGAGCTTCGCGTCAGGGCGAACATGGTCCGGGCGACGACGACAACGACTTCTGGTACGGCTTTTTATGATCTTCCCAGCGATCTGATTGAGCTACGGAACATCACCTACGACACTTCGTCTTCCAGCTATGCTCTTACTTATCTGTCTCCTGAGTCGTCAAGTCGAGAGTATGGCTCTACGAGCAACGGATTTCCGAGGGCGTATACAAATCTTGGAAAGAACATAAAGCTCGCTCCGACTCCGGATGGAGCCTATACGATCAGTATCAATTACTTTCAGAAGCTGAACTCGTTGTCGGACAGTGTTACGTCCAACGATGTTCTCACTGAGTTTCCCGACCTGTACCTCTTTGGCTCCTGCATGGAAGGAGCTATCTACCTGAACGATACAGAGCAGACTCAAAGGTTTGCCTCTATCTTTCAAGCTACGCTCGACGAGGTCAAGCGGTCGGAAGAAGCTGCGCGATACAGCGGTACGGTTATGACGATGACTGTTCAAGGTGATCCCGGTTCTCTGGTTCGTAGGGGTGCCTGATGCCTACCAATTGGGTACAAGACGAGTTTGATCTGATACAGGAAAGTGGCGGGAATATCCTGTACGAAGATGCAGACTATATAGCTCTTCAAGAGTGGAACTCAACTGTCTGGACAGAGGACACGACGACGGGCAATGGCTAAGCAACTCTTCGATGTCGCATCTTCAGCGCAGGGCAGGTTCTCTCTGAACAGAGACCTGTCGCCTTATGACATGCCGCCATCTTTGTTCAATGATGTCCAGAATGTCAGGTTCATCGATGGCAAGGCTGGTAAGATACTTGGGCATACGTCGGTCCTAGGTACTCCTACAGCTGCCCCCTACTGGGCTATCAGCTGGCTACAGGGTAGCACGAACCTCTGGATTTACGGTGGTCTTACTGATCTTTATAAGATCGATGGGACAACGCATAGCTCTGTGACGCGATCCTCTGGGTCTTATACGACTCTGAGCGGTACGACGAACAACTGGCAGGGTGGTGTTCTAGGTGGCGTGCTGGTCTGCACCAATGGCCTCGATGTTCCCCAGAGCTTTACCCAAGCTGGCTCACAGTTCACCGACTTGTCCGATTGGCCAGCTACGCTGAAGTGCAAGACGATTGTTCCGTTCAGAAACCATCTGGTCGCTCTGAACCTGACGGACAGTGGTACGGCTAAGCCGTTTACGATCCGCTGGAGTGACGCTATTCCTGCTGGCGCATCTACCAATGGTGCCGACACTTGGAACACTGCGAGCACAGCGTCCGAATCAGCAGAGACCTCGCTCACTGGTACTAAGGGTCATGTGCTCAATGCGCTTCAGCTTGGTAATGAACTTGTCGTCTATAAAGAAGATAGTGTCTACGCACTGAACTATGTTGGCGGCGCGTTCACCTTCAATGTCCGAGAGAAGTTCAAGGATACTGGTCTATTTGCCAGAGACGCTGTGATCGATCTCGGTGACGGCCGTCATGTGATGATGTCTACCAACGATGTTGTGATCCACAATGGCAACACTCTGAAGAGCATCATCGATGATAAGGTCAAGACATTCCTGTTCTCTGAGATCGACTCGACGTACTACTATAAGACCTTCTTGGCTCATAACAAGATTCGAAACGAGGTCTGGATTTGCTTCCCCTCGACGGGTGCTACCAACGGGTTTCCGGACACAGCACTGATCTGGAACTATCGAGATGAAACGTGGTCTTCTCGTGACCTTCCGAATATCAACTTTGCTGCTAAAGGTCTCGTGAACCCTGCACTGACTAACACTTGGACCGCAGCGACCGGACAGTGGCAGACCAATGCTCTGGTCTGGGGTCAGCAGGAGTATAACCCGGCGATTGATTCACTTCTGATGTGCGGCACCAATGATACCAAGATGTACCTAGCTGACTCCGGTACGACCTTTGACGGCACGTCGTTCAATACAATTCTGGAGCGAGTTGGTCTGCACGCTGGTCGAACGGATGCGGTCAAATCGATTACCCGTGTCTATCCGAGGATCGAGGGAACCGGAACAGTCAACATCAGCATCGGCGCTGAGCTAGAGCCGTATGCCGGTGTCTCTTATAATGATCCCGTTGCTTTTACCATCGGCACCGACTCGAAGGTAGACTGTCGAGTTCGTGGTCGTTATATGGCGATCAAGATCGAGAGCGCGTCGGATACACAATTCAGGCTCTCCGGGTACTCTGTTGAATCAGAGGTTGTGTCTGATCGATGAGCCGGGAGTTTCTCAGATTTGATCCATCGTTGTGTCCTACGACCATCGAGGATATCCCTAGGTTCGTAGACCAGATGTTCCTAGAGATCAGAACAGTTCTGGACTTGGTGCGCGACGGACACTTGGATGTTGTCTACGCTGCGCCGGACAAGCCACAGCAAGGAGATATACGGTATGCCGATGGCTCTAGTTGGGACCCCGGATCGGGAGAGGGAATATATTTTTACAACTCCGGTGGAAGCTGGGTTAAGCTATAAGCTCGTCAGCCTCAATGATCCGCTGCTTCGCAACAAGGTGGCTCAGTGCTATCCGTTCTTCGAGAAGTCGATACTAAGGAGTAAGTCCGAAGACATCTATAACGCTGCTGATCTGTACCACCGTGTTCTCTCTGGAACCAGCGACCTCTGGGTATCAACGGATGAGAACAATGTGATTCAAGGTTGCTTTGTCATTGGCTTCGGAGAGTACCCGCAAAGCCGTGGCATCTGCGCAGAGGCCATCAGCGGCGTGTTCGACTTTACAGTAGTGACTCCGGTTGTGGAAGAATACTATAAGAAACTAGGGTATGAGTTTTTCGAGATGACTGGTCGCAAGGGCTGGGAAAAGGTGATGGAGCCGATGGGCTACGAGTTCAAAAACATAACGATACGAAAGAGGCTATAAAATGGGTAGTATCTTTAAGTCCCCTCCTCCGGTGGTTGTCCAAGCTCCGCAGCAGATGACATCTTCCGGATCAACTGAGATCAAGCCGTATGCTCCTGTGGTTCCGTATATCGGGAATGTTCTGCCGCAGATCGAGCAAGTCTTCGGTGAGGCTCCTGCGCTCTATACTGGCTCAC